AACCCGCGGCATTTACTGTAGCACTTGCTGTTGCTCCGGTACCATCTCCTAGTATATTAACAACAACATCATTATTGATGTAGTCTTGACCACCTTCTGTAATAACAATTCTATCTACTGTTCCTGGGATAGCTGTAGATTCAACTGCTTGTTGTAGTGTAGGCGTTTCACTAGTTCCTAATTCTGGAGTTGCAGTTGCGCCCGTACCATCGCCTGAGATTGTGATAAATGCAAAACTATAACCCCTACCAGCAGTATCAACTGTAATAGAGTCGATCTCCCCTGCTACAATATTAGCAGTCGCCGTAGCACCTGTTCCATCACCTTGTATAACTACAGTAGCAGTAGTGTAACCTGTACCTGCTGTAGCAACCGCAATAGATGCAATTTCTCCATTAACATCAAATTCTGGTTGACCAGCACCTGCTACTTTTCTCACAGGAATATATCTACTAGATAAAAACTTAGTTCTATCAGCCGCACCTATTTGATATAAAAACTTCCAAACATAGCCATCGCTTAATTCAAAAGTATCTGTTCCTGTAGAAGTAGGTTTCTCTGTACTCGGTGAATTATTGTTATTGTTTAAGCACTTATAAACATTAAATTCATCTGTCAATACAAAAAATTTGGCATCTGCTAGATTGGTAGCACCAGAGTAGGCTGGATGATCGCTTGCATACTCATCATCATACTGGTCATAGATTGTATTAATTTCCCAATCATACCTATTAGCCAACAGAACCGCATCCGACGCCTCAACTTTTTTAATAAAAAGCATGTCATGTTTATAAGTCTGCACATAATACTGTGAGTCTCTAGGCGTTTCAGGCGCATTTTCATCGTCCCAAGGTTGAGCCCTAGAGACAAACATATAATAAAAGTCGTTTTCGTTATAAATGTCTCGATAAAACGACCTAGCTAATTGTTGACGACCAGTTCTTCTGACTAGCAATGCCATGTTCTAACTCCTATTAGTTAATTATTAGGTGTCAGAAACAGTAATAGTCCAGGTAATTTTTAGCGTATCGTCCGAGCCTTTGTTGACTACAGAGAACACGGTACGACAAAGCATTGTACCAGCAGAAGCCGCATTAAAAACCCCAGCCTCTACAATAGCACCTGTACCTGTGCCTGCAGGGAAATCGCCAACATACTCAATAGCATTGTCAGTGACAGTAGTACTGGTCAGCGAAACTCTAGAGCCAGAGATGAGAGAGCCAAGAGCAGTATCGCCTGCCGCCGGTGCTGTGTTATCAGTACCAACTTCCATGTGAGACATTACTGCATCAGTAGTGCCTTCCATGCGAGATGCGATAAAGTCAAGACCAGTATCAACAACAAGGTTGTTTACAACTTGCTCGTTTTTAATTTTACCTTCAGGTGAGATAAGCTGTAACTTAACTTTACCTTTGGCATTAGTTTTGGATAAATTAAACATTTTTAGATTATCTCCTGATTATAAAATGTTGTTTATATATTTATACGGTTAAAAGGTAGTGGATGAAACTCCAGGATAACTTTCTACATAATCTTCAGCAAAATAGTCTCCATTAACATAATTTTGCATATACAACAAGCCGGTATCCGACACTTCATAGTCATCTGCTTTGGACGCATCAAAAACAAACACAGAAGGATCAGTAAATGATACTGACTCTTCTTTAAGTGCCGAAATAAATTTTTCAAAACTTGTATCATCAACATCGGTTGTCTCTGCTTTATTTAGTTGTGGTTCTAAACTAGGCAGATCATCGACTACTACATCGTCTGTTTTATTTAGCTGTGCTAATATAGCAACAAATTCAGTAGTATCAACAGAATCCGATGGAATTCTTTGAATAAGTTTTAACAATTCTATTACTTCAGATAAATCTACGGAATCCGCAATCGTTGGTTTCGTAAGGTCTTTGGCAACCAATTCCAACATATCTGGATTATCGGTTTTCTGCATTGTAACATCAAAACGATATACCGTATCATCCATATCCGGGGTTTCAAATTTCCCTAGTCCGGGTTCTAATATAGCTTCATCATCTTGTGTAGCAAAAGAATCCGTAATATTGGGCTTATGGAATGCAAGTTCAACTAACTCGGTTACTTCAACCGGGTCAAGCGGAACAAAAATTCTAAAGACAAGCAAGTCTGGGACAATAGTAAAGTTACTAGCAAAATCGATATCTTGTAAAATCTGCAAGTCTGAAAATGCAATCATGCCTGCAGGGTTGGCAGTTCTAGTTAAAAGATCGCCCCAAGTGTTTTTAGAAAGAGAGGATCTTATTTGATAAGAATAAGATTGATATATTCTATTGTCTTGTAATTTATTTGCATCAGACAAAAATCCTCTAGAATCTCTAAATCTACCTGGATAAGTATGAGAGAAACCAGTATTGCAATTTATTATTGTAGTTTCACCTAAATCACTGGTACAAGTAAACTCAAATTCTGGTCTTTGAAAACCAACACCCGTAGCGATGATTTCAAAACCTGTTGGGTAACCAGAATCATTTATCGTAGTAATTCTTACATACGCATTGTTATCAATACCCGTGATCGTATAATCTTCAGCAAAGTAGTCAATAGCGTATACACCTAGTATATCACCTGTTTCAGCAATTTTAAAAGTGTCTCCTACAGAAAATCCGCCCTGTGCGGCACCGCTATTACTAACAACAGTTACACCAGTCAATACTCTTGTAAGAAATGCTTTTTTGTTGTTAATATCGTCAAGTGTATTTTCATCTGCTATGTAAGTTCTATAATCAGATGTGTCTAACAAGAGTATAGGTTGGTTGTTGTATCCTTCCCCGCCGTCTAATATAACAACACTTGTAACAACACCATCGGTAAGTCTAACACCTAAGTCAGCAGGCGTTGTGATAGTATCATTACTATCTGGTAATATTAAAATGTCTGGATTCGCACTATATCCTTGTCCACCATTTGTGACGGTTACACTGTATATTTTGCCTTCTGTTATATCATCAACATCGAATGTCAAGTCTGCGGCACCACCGGAACCTAACAAACTATCGGGTATAGTGATTGTCTCGCCGGGAGCGTAATCGTCACCAACGGTATCGACCGTTATACTGGCAGCACCCACGCCGTCTACAACAACCGTAAATTCTGCTCCAGTGCCGTTACCATCTGTAGTGAATCCAGAATCAATGTCATAAGTTCCTGCAACTCGCAAAACATCAGCAGAGCCTATATTTGTTACAGTTGATATCTTACCACCCAAAACCGCAGAAACCTCTCCCTCAACACCATAGCCTGGAATCTGTGTTCCTGCAGGCACATCAATAGTCAGTTCGTATGCTGTGGGATTTGTATAAGCAATCTTTTTACTTCTCAGAACAGATGTATTAATTTTTTCGCGGCTTGTTATAGAAGCATTGGACTCATAGTAGTAAATATCTACTTTTCTTCCTCGAAAATCTAAGGGGTTATACGATCCGCCATCTGTTCTTTCTATGTTTTCATAAACTTTAATTGTTGTTTCTTCAGACCAATATCCATCAGAAGGTCTGAGAACATATTCAGACGGTTTAAATACTTCAACCTCTTCACCATATATCATTCTGAAGAAGGTCTTTATACTTTCTCTTGAACCTTTGGATGAATAAAAATCTCGTATTCTTTTAATAAGAAGTCTAGTATCGATTTGATTATCTTCAGGAAAATCGATTGCATATTGCTGTAGTAGAGATTCTAAGAAGTCTCCGTGATAATGTGTTACACTAAATCTGTCAATTAACTCCTGTAGAATATAATTAGGAGATGCAGTGGATGTTCCGATTGATTGTGTGTAATCATCATCTGCATCTAAAAAATTAAAATAGGTTGCAATGAAGTCTGCATACTTAGGATACTCATTTCTAATCCATTCTGGTATTTCAAATTCTGCAATATAAGAAAAGTTTTGATGAAAGTATTGTTGCGGTCTATTAATAAAATCAATTGCAGGTGTTAGAATGGCACCCGAACCACCGCCAGAAATGCTTGTAACGGTTAATATTATATTCGCCGCATCGCCCGTCCCACCAATGTTAGTGTCGGGAATAATAATCAAATCACCTTCAGCATATCCCGAACCTTTTGTGGTTACTGTCGCACCTGTAACCTCGCCACTTGAATTTACTACAATTCTAAACTCAGCACCTGAGCCAACACCATCAGAAGAAGATCCAACCCCCGTATAAACTCCAGTTCCCCTGTTCTCGTCTGCTTGTGCTTCAAAGGTTACTGTAGACAAAGAGCCTATAAGTTTTACATCTGGTAGTGTTTTATATCCATTGCCAGGCTCTGTGATTGTGACAGAATCAACAATGTTATTGACGATTTCTAATTCAGCAACTGCCTGTATATTTTCAGATACCTCGGTTGTATCATTGGGCACCGAAATGTATACAGAAGGCGGATCGGAACTACTGTAGCCGCTTCCCGCATCTGTAATTTCAATAGACTGAATATATCGTCTAAAATTTGGTCCGGTTCTAGCCATTAGGAATCAATTACCTTAGGTTTGGCGCTAACAGTAATGCCAGCAAAAATATTGTTAGGAATATTAGAAGTTGTTGTATCTAGGTTTAGTATAATATTTTTTGATGGTTTGGCTAAAACGGCTGCACCAGTCGAAGAAAGTTCTGTAGAAGAAACTAAAAATTCAGTTCTAATATCTTTGGCAGATTCATGTGGTGTTACGGTAACATTTAGAGTAGATGAAGCGTTCAGCAAACTTTGAACATTTAAGTCTGTTAAAACAACTTTACCAGTATCATAGTCGATTGTGCCAGCATTGCTGTTCACAATTTCTCCGCCCGCAGAAGTTTTTAGTATGATTTTACCGGTTCCACTATAAAGAGGGGGAATTACATTAGAGTTTGGGACATCTGCCATAACAACTTTGTAAACTTTTCCATTTATAGTAACATTGAAAAAATTACTAAACAATGCATAGGGGTTTATCTTATTATTGAAATCAAAGGTATATTTAAGACTGCGGTTAAAAGTTGGTATTACTCTTTTTTGTAATCGCAAGGAAAGGTTAGTTCCTATAACCGACTTATTTGCTGTGACAATTTCACTAGCAAGTTTAGAATAATAAAAAGTAGATTCTAAAGAGTTAAGAGTATTATTGAAGAAATTGTTGATAATTGTACGCACAGAGGATTCAATTTCACCGGCTGTAGAAGTGGTTCTCTTTGAATCGTAATCTACCGTTACATCCATCCCGATATATGTATACTCAGGGTCTACAAATTCAGTCAATATCGAAACGGGCTGTCTTGGCTCAATGTAATCTCTGAGAATATTTGCTTTATCGTCTTCTGTAATTACAAGACCTTCTTTAGGCTGAAGAGATACAAACACCTTACCATATATAGGAGGATCATTATATTCGCCTCCCCAAACAGCAACCGATTTTACATTAGGGTTGTTTTGTAGAATGAGAGACTTGTAATCATTTGCAGTCACCGCTCTATTTTTTGTTGCGTTAAATCTCGGAGCACTAAATCTGATGCTATCAACAGATTCTTGAGGAGCACCACCTGAAGAGGGTGAAACAACTTCTAAACTCACCGTAGAACCCACTCCTGTCAAGCCAGAAGGAGGAGTAAATACTTTAGCACCATTTCCTAAAGCGGCATTCGTAGCAATATAATCAAGCCTAACAACATTTCCAACTTCAAGTGCTTTACCTATAGTTCCGTCTCCAAAAACTACCTGATAAAATCCGTTTAGGGCTTCTTCAATAAAAAAGATTTCACTAGTGGAAGATACATCAATAATACTGTCTGAAAAGTTATAAGTTACAATACTAGTATCAGTAAGAGACTTTTGAATTCTACATCTAATTGTAGTAGTATCCACAGCAGGGTTTGCCATTAGCACAGGACCTTGAACACTTGTAAGTTCTACTAGCTCAGAGTTTTTTACAATAGTACCCTCAACAAGAACAACATTAGTAAAAGCAAAAACTTCAGTACCATCATCTAACAATGTTTTGTTTACTACATAGTCCGTTTCTGGGTAAAAGGATAATTTTTTCCCGTTAAGAAGAGTTGTAAAAAGCGATTCTCTAGTGAGAGAAAAGCTACTAGAAGAATAAGCAGGATCTGGTACAACAGTTAAATTAACGGTTGCTCTAGCCGCTCTCGCTGATCTAGCCGTATATCCCATAGTCTTTGCAATAGATGCAACCGAGGATCTTTTTACAGCAGAGTCCAAAAACGCTTCATTGGCGGTCATGTGTGCCAACACAGCATTGTAATGTGTATTATAAGCAAGTAGGTCAATCAGAACGGAGAGACCAGAGGCTTCAAAGTCATAGTCCTGAAATTGTTCTTGGTCTTGAAGATAAAGTTTTAGATTATTCTTTATACCTTCAAAATCTAATTCTGTTAGTCTTTTCGTTGCCATTTCTTCTCTCGTTTTGTTTTATTTATTACACGCCAATTTGGACTGTTGGATTGAATGTAGTTGTAACTGGTCCCCCGCATCCCGCAACGGAACCTTGAAAAGCAACCCCCTTACCATTAATTCTAACTGTTGCTGAGCCAGTAGCAATCGCATTTGTAGGGTGTGTAGTAGCTCCTGATGTGTGGGTTGTTACCACATCGCCCTGTAATAAAATAGGCGAACCTCCTGATAAGACAGTAGCGTTGCTGGGTGTGATTGCACCTGTTCCTGCTGTATCTACTACTGTTCCTGGAGCAATTGCAACTGAAGGCATTATCGCAGTCTCCTCAAAGATGTTTGAAAAATTTGAGGATCTCTTACTCCCATTACATGAAAGTTAATTTGAATTTTGTATTCTTGTGAATTGTAATCAGGATACACAATAACTTTATCTATTCTAACTCTCCTTTCAAAGTTATCAAAAGTCTCTTCAATGAGAGAAGCCATAGCACCAGCTGTTGACGAATCCATTGGTTCAAACAACAAATCGTAAATTGGAGAACCATAATTAGGCGTAAAGGGCTTGCTGTAATATGGAGTAAGCAAAAGATTTTTCATCGCCTGCTTTACTGCATTTACATCTACCTTTTTATAGATGTCTCCTGTGACAGGATTGAGTGTAAAACTCATATCTATGTCGGAGTAAATTCTGGTTGTATTAGCCATATGTTTATTTATATACCTTTTTAGGTGCCTCCGCCATCGGCGCCTGCGTTATTAATAGCATCTGTAGCAGTATCAACTACCTGGTCAACTGCCTGATCGACAACACCGAATACATTATCAACTGCACCTTCAACTTGGTCTAAGATATCACCAAGAAGATTGGCACCGAAGCCGTCTTGTAAAGAACCAAAAGGATTTCCTCCCGTCAAATCGTCTAACAGTCTATTCCTTTTTCTAGCAAATCTTGGTCTTCCATTCATTCTATAAGGTTCTCCAGGAGCCTCGCTTACTGTGAATCCCTGTTTGTCAGGATCTAAAATAACATCTACATC